TTTAACAGACTTTGATATTAGAGCTAACAAATTCTATGTACAACAAAGATTAGACACAAAGGGAATTTTTATAAATGAAGATGGAGACTTAGAAACATACAATAGAACTACATCAGGATCTGCAACAGGTAGTGAATTTATACTAAAATATAGTAGAGGGGGAGCAGGAGCTATTACTGCCTTTTTAATTAATGCTGTTTTAGGAGATGTAATATCAGCAGATGCAAGTAGAGCTGAAATTGATGATTTTATAAGTAATTTAGACCCCAGAACCTTAAATAAAATTATACACTTTGGAGAAAGAGAAGGTCTATTATCAACAAGACCACAAACTGGAGACGTATTAGGATCTATAAGATGGGTAGCAGATTCAGGATCTGTAGATGAAAGAGTTTTTGATGAAAGAAAAGACGGAGAAGTAGCAAAAATCCAAGCAACAGTTGCAGAAGCACAAGATGATGGATTTAAAGGAAATATGCAATTTTTTGTAGCTACAACAAGAACAGAAGCCCCTATAGAAGTAATGAGAATAGCATCAGATGGAAATGTACACATAACAGGTAGTTTAAATGTCTTAGGAGATATAACTTATCAAGATGAATTAGTAATTCATTCTACTGCTTCAGGTAACATAAGTGCAAGTGGATTTATAAGTACAACAAGTAATATAACAGCCTCAGGTAATATAAGTGCAAGCGGGGTAATAACAGGTGAAGGGTTATTAATATCAGATGATGCAACTATAACCGATGACTTTTTTGTAGGAGGTAACTCGCAATTTGGTCAAACCGTTCCTAATTTAGGACAAACCTCAACTGTAGATGTATACGGAGACCTAAATATTCAAAGTCATATAACAGCCTCAGGCAATATAAGTTCAAGTGGTAATTTATATGGTGCAAGAGTTATTATAAACCGACTCCAACACAATAATGGTGTATCAGATATATATTTTGCTAATGGTATTCACGTTGCAGGAGGAACCCATATAACAGCCTCAGGTAATATAAGTGCAAGTGGAACAATCACAGCTCTTTCTTCTAACATTACTACAATAGATGGTGGGTCTTTCTAATTTTAATATATGTATATATAAATAATAAAAGTTATGGCATTAAAAACACCCACAAAATTTACAAAAGAAGAACTAGATAAATTAACTACTCTTCAAAGAAATATAGACACATTAACAGTTAGATTTGGTTCATTACAAATAGCTAAAATTAAAATGGAAAAACAAGAAGCTTTATTAATTAAAGAATTAGATAATCTTCAACAAGAAGAAAAAAAATCAGCTGAAGAATTAACCTCAAAATATGGAAAAGGAAGCCTAAATACAGACACAGGAGAATTCACACCATCAGAGTAGTTTTTATATTTTTTTTTATATTTATTGTTGGTTAAATCATTAAAAAACCACCCTAACACAAGATACATATTCTTTAATTGGGTTTGTAGGTTTTTTTCATATTTATATAGGAACAAACCACAGATATAACTTTATAAAATAAAATATAAAATGGCAGAACAAATAATTTCACCAGGTGTATTTACAAGAGAAAATGACCAATCATTCCTACCAGCAGGAATAGGAGCAATTGGCGCTGCAGTAGTAGGACCTACATTAAAAGGCCCAGCATTTGTACCAACAGTAATCAATAGTTTTAGTGATTATGTAAATGTATTTGGTCCAATGACAGATGATACCTTTGTACCTCATACAGTAGCAAATTACTTAAGAAGTGCAGGTACAGTTACAGTAACAAGAGTACTAGCAGGAGGAGGATACACTTACGATGTTTCATCAAATCAACAACCAGTAGCAATTGTAGCACAAACACACGCTACAGCGCACGATGCATTAGACTTAACAGGAGCAGCAGGTACTGATCTTTCTTTTACTATTACATTACCAATAGCAGATGGGGGTGAAAATGATTCAACAGGTACTATTATACTTTTAGACACTGATCAAACAACATCTCCAGCAGCAACTGCTAATACAATTGCAGTTGGAACAAGTGGTACTGCTGATGCAGTTATTACAGCAAATACAATAGATGCAATAAATGGAGTAGTTAATGCTACAAATACTAAAGTTAAACAGGCAACAAGTGGTGTAGGTCAAACAGGAGTTATAGGTGTTGAAGCTTTTCCAGGATCTTCAGACACTGAAATATCTCTTAGATTAACACACGCAGGAGCGGGTGGTAATACAGGAACAGTTATAGCTACAACTTCAGGAGTAAATGTTACAAGTGGAAATGCAGTTGCGTTTACAGGAGGAACAGACATATTATTAGGAGTAATAAAACCATCTAAAGCAACATCAACACCTGACTTAGGAGATTCAGCTGTAGAATTAGGCCCTCTTGGTTCACAAGCTATAGCATCTGGAAGTTTTGGTTTACTTTTAAAAGGACAATCAGGAGGTTCACAAGCTACATCAGGACAAAGATATACAGCTTCAATGGATCCAGGAGCTCAAGATTATTTATTTACACAAATTAACGATAATTCATCAAATAGTAAAACAGCAGTAAATGCTTACGATGGAACTCCAGGATTTGCATATATAAATTTTGAAGCAGTACAAAAACAAATGGTAGCTTCAGGATCTATGACAGGAAATACTTTAGGTAATTATCAAATTGGAAGTGGTTCAAAAATAAATTTAATACCATTATCTAGTGATTTAGTTTATTCAGGTAATGAATTATCTCAAACAGAAGGATATTCATATGCTTCTACACCTTACATTAGATCACAATTTGTAGATGCTAGTAAAAATACAACAAAATTATTTAGAATACATACTTTAGCTCATGGTTCATCATGTAATAAAGATTATAAAGTTTCAATTTCAAACCAACAAACACATGCTGATATAGATGGTGTGTCTCAATATACAACATTTTCTTTAATCTTAAGAGATTATAATGATAAAGACAATGGTATGAGTATTGTAGGAGCATGGAATAACTTAACATTAGACCCAACAGACACAAATTACATTGCAAGAGTAATTGGAGATCAATATCCACAATATAATGACGTTTTAGACAAAGTAGAATTATTAGGAAATTATCCACCTTCACAGCCTTATATTAGAGTAGAAGTAGCTAGTGCTGTTGAAGATGCAGCAACCTCTCCTTCATTATTACCTAAAGGGTTTGATGCAATAAAAGATCCTATATTAGGAAGTGCATTTACATTAAATAGTTCAATTGCAATTTTCCCATCTGCTTCTTATGAAGGATCACAAGTAGTAGGAGGAGTATATAGTGAAGATGGATTTTTAGGATGGATGCCAACAGAAAAAGAAAATGGAAAACATAATGAAAACTGGTTAGCACCATTAACAGATGCAGCAACAGCTAATGTAGCAGGTGAATTTAATGTAGATAATTATCATGGTCATAACAATTCTAATGCATGGTCAGGTTCATTAAGTGCATCAATTGACTCAACAGGAAATTCAGGACCTAAAAATTCACAATTAAAATTTACAGTTCCTTTCCAAAATGGTGATGATGGAATTAGACCTGATGTTATTAGATTCACAGGAGGTGAAAGTACATTATCATCAGAATATACAACAAATAATAAAATATACGGATTTGATTTAAGTACAGCTACTTCAGCAGGTACAACAGGATATAATAAAGCATTAGATATTCTTTCAAACCAAGATGAATATGACATTAATATGTTAGTTCTACCAGGACTTAATAAAAGATACCACTCAACAGTTACTTCTAAAGCAATTACAATGGCAGAAGGAAGAGGAGATTGTTTCTATGTTATGGATGTTGCAGATAAAGATGCATCAATAGGCACAGCTATTACAACAATAAGTGGAACAGATAGTAATTACACTGCAACTTATTACCCATGGGTAAAAGTAGACGGAGCTACAAGACCTATATTAGTACCACCATCAGTAGTAGTTCCAGGAGCTATAGCTCAATCAGATGCTATAGCAGGAGGAGCTGAATGGTTTGCACCAGCAGGTTTAAATAGAGGTGTATTAGGAAGAGTAAGAGACGTAAAAATTAGATTAAATCAATCTGAAAGAGATAGATTATATGAAGCTAAAATCAATCCAATTGCTAGCTTCCCAGGATTAAGTAACCCATGTATTTGGGGTCAGAAAACATTACAATCAAGAGCAACAGCTTTAAATAGAATTAATGTAAGAAGATTATTAATTGCTGTGAAAAAATACATAGCAAGTTCTTCAAGATATTTAGTATTTGAACAAAATACAACAGCAACAAGAAATAGATTCTTAAATATTGTTAACCCTTATTTAGAAGGAATTCAACAAGGACAAGGATTATATGCTTTTAGAGTAGTAATGGATGAGTCAAATAATACTCCAAATGTAGTTGATAGAAATCAATTAGTAGGTAATATTTATTTACAACCAGCTAAAACAGCAGAATTTATAGTACTTGACTTTAATGTATTACCAACAGGAGCTACATTTGACACAGGCGGTACTGGAGGTGGTGGAGGAAGTTACTAAAAAAAGAAAAAATTTATATTTATAACGGAATAAAATAAAACAACATGGCAATAACAAGCGCAAATGATATGATGTTCACCACTTTTGAACCTAAATTACAAAATAGGTTTTTAATGGATATTGGTGGAGTCCCAGGATACTTAGTTAAAAAAATATCAAGACCAAGTATAGCTTTTAATGAAGTAGTTCTTGATCATATTAACTTAAAAAGAAAAATTAAAGGAAAAGGAAATTGGGAAAACATTTCATGTGATCTTTATGATCCAGTAACACCATCAGGTGCTCAAGCCATAATGGAATGGGTTAGATTATCTCACGAATCTGTAACAGGTAGAGATGGTTATTCTGATTTTTATAAAAAAGA